TAAAAATTACAAATGTTTTCCTATTAGTGTCGGTCTGTGTTTCACAATGATTTGTCTAGATGCTGGCTGGTCAGACCTACAAATGTGGGAATTTTGGGACGCTGTAACATTAGGTGCAAATTTACAGCCAGATAGTGCTGTACTTTCCTTTAGGAATCAGATTACAAATGTCGAGTACCGCAAGCGCGGTTGGTTTTCGCAGAGGTTTATTCTTAATGCCTTCATAGTTTGTTTTAACAAGCACGTTCAAAACAGGTAGAAAAACCAGCACAAAAAGAAACATCAATCTTGGAGGTAATTAAAGCACAATGAGTGAAACAAACCCTAAAATAGCTTTCATCAAAGCATTACAAAAAGCACAAAAAGAGTTTCCTTCATTAGTAAGGACAAAAGAAGTAGGTGCTGGAAAATTTGGATATAGCTATTTGCCATTAGAGCAGATGCTTTCTAAAGTTCAGCCAATCCTACATAGTAACGGCTTTCATTTATCTCAACTTTTTGGTTGCACACCAACAGGCCAAACCACAATAAAAACTAAATTAGTGCATATTGGTGGCCATGAAGAAGTTAGTGAACTACCTTTCTTTCTACCTCCAAGAGATTTAGAAAGGAAGAATGAAGCACACGTTTGGGGTGGCTCTGTTACTTATCAAAGAAGATATAGTATCAAATTAATTCTTGGTCTGGAAACTGACATGGATAACAACATGGAGATAGAACCAGAAAAAGAAAAAGCCACACCATCTAAAAGACAAGCTAATGTTACACCTAAACAAAACATAGCTGTATTGGCGCAAAGCGCTATTGTTAAATCGACTTCAGTTCAACAACTGGAACAACACTCAGAAACTTTAGAAAGTCGGTTTTCTGAAGGGAAACTAACCAGAGATCAATATAATAAACTTATTGACCTTATCAACGCTAGGAGGAAAGCATTAACACCATGAACCAAATCGAACAGCAATTTTTAACATCTGACCAGTTAGCTGAGAGATATGGACTAAGTCCAGCAACTATTGCTGATTGGAGGCGTAAAGATCGTGGACCCGACTACTATACACTTCCCAAATATGCGGTATCATCGGGTTCCGCTAAGGTTCGCTACGACATAAAAGTGATCCTTGAATGGGAAAAACAAAACAACATTACACCTAAAAACCCTTTTTAACTATGGCTAAAGTACAACCAGCATTTACTGCTAAATTCAGAATCCTTGACAACCCCAACCCTGTCAATGATTATGCCCCAGAAAAAAATGTAATTTTTGATTTTACTATTGAAAATGCATTAAAAGCTGCAGAGTTTTTTATGAAAATGCATGACAAAGCAGAAAAAGAAGGTACCACAATCAGAGTCTATACAGACAAGAAAGAGTATCATGAAGAGGCTGGATTTACCCTTTGGGGCGGTATGTGGGGAAATAGTGGCAAACTAGCCCCTTTACCACCAAAAGACTCATCACAGAGCAAGCCAGCGGCAGAAGAAACAATTAGCGTTGATGACCTACCCTTCTAGATTTCCTAGCGACCCTTACGAGGGTCAAATATTTTACGATGCTGATACGGATAGAACTTTTGAGTATCAACGTAGAGACATCTTAGAACAAATGATTAACTGTTCAAAAGAGGTTTATTATTGGTTCGACATTAGTAAAGAAATTTAGTCTTTACCAAACAAAATATATTTAAGGCGCTTCATTAAAGGCGCTTTTTTTTTTACTTTTCTTCTTGTTTCTTGAAAATTTAGCATTTCTTGTTGCGTACACATTATTTCAAGTGCATTAGCAATAAAATGTGATTGTTTATGATTTGCTCGCGCTAATTCGATTGCTATTTGTCTTAGCTCGTCTATATCTTCAAATTTATAAAGATTTGCAATAGAAGTTTCTACAGCAAACTCAGACTCTAGACTTGGTCTTTTTGTAAGAATATTTATAATACTTTTCACTTGACTTCTGGCCATAGATGCACTTTCACATAATCAACAATTTGATCGTCTATTGTATTGTCTGTGGTTTTTACTAAAGCTGTTAAAAGGTCAAGAATTAGTTTTTTCACTGCATTCGTTTTTACGAATGTCATAAGGATAGGTTTTAGGATTCTTAGCATAAATTTATGTGTTACTTTCCAAACATAGCTAATTTGCTACTATTAGACAAGATTACTAATTCTAATGGCAGAGGAACAAGAAGAAAAAGAGGGTACGGATTGGGGTGAAATTTTTGGTCACGCTGTACGCTTTATGATTTTATGTTGGTCTTTAGCAATGATGACTTTAGGATATATGGACAAAATCAGGAATGATGGCGCGTTTTTAGCTGGCTTGACCAGTGGGGTTTTAGGCTCTTATGGTATAAGTGTGAACAAAAAGAAACCTAATAATACTGCTAAGATAGTAGATAATAAAGACACTAATGTAGGAATCAAATGAAAAAATTACTGCCTTTTATACTTTTTCTTTCTCCGTCTAGTGCCTTTGCTGAAATAACAGCAAAGTATGTAACCTCTGCACAAATATCAATAGACTCTCCATACGTTATTACAAATGCAGCTCCTAGCACTTACAGCATAAGCGGAAATAATATAACGACATCTACAGGAACTGGAGATAGTGTTGTTACAAATGCCGTTGGCGGTCTGAATTTAGGAAGTTTGAGTAATGGTGTACCAGCTTTAGTCAATACAAATAAAACAGTAACAACTGCTGGCTCTGCCTTCTCTCTCAGCGAAAGTTACCAAGCTGGAGATGTAACACAATCAGCAATAACTCCAAGTAGTGGTATTGCAAGTCTCCCAGTTTTAGGAGGTCAAACGACAGTTATTTCTGGTGGAACTGCTGGTACTTTGGCTCTTACTTCTTTATCTTCAGGAATCCATACCTGTACTGCTGGTGGCTCTGGTACAAGTTGTATTGCCTCCACTACTGTTCAAATCGAAATTGACTAGACTTTGCCTGCTAGTTTTATTAGTATTACCTGTAAGAACTCTTGCTACCCCAGTGGTGCCACAGTTTAGAAGTGGTAGTTCCACGATGAGTTCAACCTCGCAAAGTGTTATTAATGAAACTATTACCTCGCACCAGTATAATTCTGGTTTTTCGTACTCAGCGTCTGGACACAATATTGAATCTGCAGACGTTAATGGATATATCAACCCTTCAACAGTTGCTGGTGAAATTCAAACAGTTGGTGGAGTCCAGTTTAGTTGGACAAGTCCCTCACTTGAGGCTGTGCCTAGATGGAAAATAAAAGAAGCTGGACAAAGTTTTTCTTTGGTCGAATCTTTGCAAGGTGCTGGACTAGCCAATGTGACCACAATCAACAGAACAATAACAACTACAACCACCACAGAAACAACATCTGTCTTTGGACAATAATTTTTTTACTTAGCCCTGTAAAAGTTTTTGCAAATACAACAGTAGCTAGTCCTAGCAGTAATGCTCAAGGTGTCGTCAATAATAATGCAACTATGATAACTCCATCTTCTCTACCACAAAACAGATACTCACAAGGGATTGTTTGTACCTCCCCTAGCTTAACTATTACACCATATTTAACAGATGCATGGTCATTTAATCGACCTATTGAAAGATTTACATATCAAGAAATTTATGACGAAGACACAGGTGAAGTAAAATATATCCAAAAAACACCAAGATTTGAAAAAGATAATTACAACTTAAATTATGGAATATCTATGCAATTTAATATTCCTTTGGGTAATGGTGGAGAACTATGTAAAAAAGCTGCAAAAGTAAATATTGAAGCTCAAGAGTTGTTGATATCTAAAACAAAAATGGAAATGGAACTATATCGTTTAAAGATTTGTGGAGAGCAAGCGCGACTAGGAGTAGTGTTTATTGGCAAGTATCAAGTTAATTGCGATGGCATAAAATTAATAGCCCAACCCAACCAAGTTTTGCCACATACACATAAAATAAAGCTAAATGACTAATTTACTGCCTCCAGATTGCCCTGTGATGGCCTTGAAATAACTTGCCTATATGTTTGTACCTTTCAAAATGACACCCTAATGCAACTCAACGGGTCAGTCTATTGCTGCTTTAGGGACTTTTATTCTACCTTATCTTTTTTCTTGGTCAATCTTTTGCTTATTTGTTTTATACCACTTTTAGCGATTCCTTGTATTACAGGGACAAGAGCCGCAGAACTACCAGCAACCAGACCAATAGCAGCAGTAGAAACAAGTACTTCAGGCGTACCAATAAATGTTTCTCGAAATGGTACGTCCTCATAAAGGGTAATACATTCTGTTTTGTCCGATGATAACTTGTGTCCAATGACTTTTTCAATGCGTTTTGAGTTTCTGTAATCTCCGATTTTTTGCTCTTTGGTACTAGGACATTCTGGAATAACTAATTCTTCTTTTTTATTCTCTGGTGCTTTTGTTTCTGGTAAGTCAGTTTCTGGCATCGGTGGAGTATCGTTTGAGATTGGTAAATCTTCAGTAATTACTAATTGATCTGGTCTGTAGTCCATAGGAAAAAAACTAGGAAAAACAGAATCACAATCAGTAAAAACTCCATTAGGGTCATCTAATAAAAGTTGTGTATTACCAGTATTTTTTATATCTCTGTGCTGGTATGTACAACCAACAGTATTTATTTCTAAATTTGTTATTACTGGTAAAGTAAGATTTGGATTATATGTTTCAGGAATATAGACCTCTGGAATATTTATTTCTCTGATACCGATTTCTGGTATCTCCATTATTTTTTAGGCTGAATATACTCTGGAATTGTACCGCCTGTCGTATCTGGCAAGGCATTGTCTATTACTTTTGGCATCATTCCTTGTACATTGTCTAGAACTTCATTCATTACTCTGGCCTTAAACTGTTCAGAAGTTACAAAACGATAAGCATAGTATGAGCCGCCTAACATTGACAAGGTCAGAAATAAAGACAACAATGAAGCTATCTGACAAATTTTTTGAAACATAATGCTGAGAGAGATTTTAATTAAATTGGCTACGCCTTTGACTTTGATGACACTTTTTCTGATTCTTGGCCTGATGCCTCTATATCTGATGGCTGGTTTGATTCGTGTACAGCTTGAGTCTCAAGGATCTGCTGTTCCAAAATCTTCATTGCACCATTAGTTTCGTGTAAAGCAATCCATAGTTGCTCTCTTTGTTGAGCAAGTTGCTGTAATCTTTCTTGTAAATTCATAATTTAGTAAAGTTTTTTGCCAGCGACAATAGCAGCGTCAATAGCTGTAAAATCTTCAGATGTCCAGATAGATGTTGTACCATCTACCTTTTTGTAGGCTTTAATAGTTTCAAGATGCTCTACGTTGCGTTTAATTTTGTCTTTAAACTCTTCATCAGTTTCATCTGATGCTTGAGCAATACCTATTAAAGTAACGCTATCGCCAGCATTTTTAAAAATCTTAGCGATTTCATCAGCAGTAAAATCTTCCATAAAAAAAATTAGGTTATTTTTAGTTTACCCTGCTTCGAGGGCTGTGACTTTAGTTGATAATTCTTTTATAGCATTTACAAGTATTGGCACGAGTCTTTCATATTTCATTCCATAAGACAAGCCATCATCAGTTAAATTAACAACTAAAGAGTCATCATTAGAATTGCCATAGCCATTTGCTTTTTCTACTTCTAAGGCTTCTTGTGCTAAAAATCCTATATGTGTTTTATTTCTCTTTCTAGAACCATCAGGTGTTCCGTAAGGTTCGGCTTCTGTTCCGTACCATGTTCTACGATCCCATTTGTAGGTAACAGGTCTTAAAGCATTTATCCATGCTAACCCAATATTAAAACTTGTAACATCTGTTTTATCTCTTGAATCAGAACTCGAAATTGAAGTATCAGCACAAAATAAATTAGAAATACTATTATCTCCCAAACAAACATTATTACTGCCTGTAGTTATATTTCCTGATGGACTAGCTGATCTACCAGCATCATGACCTAACAAAAGATTATTGCCTCCACCAGTGACACTTTGTCCAGCATCTTTACCCATCAAGGTATTATTAACACCATCAGTAATAGCAATACCAGCTTCAGACCCAACAGCGGTATTTGAAGATGCTGTTGTTAAATTAGCTAAAGCATCATGTCCAACTGCGGTATTACTTCCTCCAGAAGTGCAATCACTTAAAGCTTCAGAACCCACCGCAACATTGTTTCCACCAGTAGTGCAAGCATCTATAGCACGTTGTCCCACTGCAACATTATCCGCACCTGTTGTAAAACTTCCACCAGCGTTCCAGCCTACTGCGGTATTTCCACTTGCAGTTGTTACTTGATATAAAGCTCTTTGTCCGACAGCAGTTGATTGATCACCCTCTGTTAAACTCTCTAAAGCTCTATGTCCAAGCCCAGTACAAGCACTTGCAGAAGTTACAGCTTCTAAAGCATTACAACCTACGGCAGTATTTTGACTTTGATCTGATGGGTTTTTTAAAGCATTTTTTCCTACCGCAGTGTTATTAGAACCCGTGGTGTTATTTAATAATGAATCAAGACCTACCGCTGTGTTTTGAGTGCCTGTTGTATTGGTAGTTAATGATTGGAAACCCACAGCAGTATTTTCATCAGCATCAGTATTAGCGTCTAAAGCAAATGCACCTACAGCTACATTTTTAGTTCCTGTCGTGTTTACATATAATGATTGAAAGCCAACTGCCGTGTTGTCATCTGCTGTTGTATTAGCCTCTAGTGATTGTCTACCCACAGCAGTATTTTTATCTCCAGTTGTGTTTGATGATAAAGTATTATTTCCAAAAGCAGCGTTTTGACTTCCATCTGTATTTGCATCTAAAGAAAATGCACCAAAAGCACTATTAGAAGCACCAGTTGTTAGACTTACCAGTGCTTGATCACCAAAGCCACTGTTGTATTGACCAGTAGTACATTGATTTAAGACTGCATAACCAAAAGCATTATTTGACCTTCCAGTTGTGTTTGATGATAAAGTATTACTTCCAACACAATTATTGTAAAAGCCTGTCGTGTTATTTTGTAAAGATGTTTTACCCACCGCAGCGTTATGATTTCCTGTTGTTGTAAGTTGCATACAAGCATAACCAACCGCAGTGTTATAATTTCCATCAAATGTTGTTAAAGCATCTGAACCTACTGCTACATTGTGAATCCCAGTTGTATTAGCGTCTAAAGCATTTGCCCCAACCGCAGTATTATGACTTCCAGTAGTGTTGGCTGCTAAAGTTCTATGTCCAAATCCACTATTTTCAGAACCCTCTGTATTTGCAGTAAGTGAGTTCATTCCACAAGCAACATTATTATTTGCAGTAGTATTCGCATCAAGAGCATTTGCACCAATCGCTACATTTTGAGTTCCAGTTGTGTTGACTTTTAAAGCAGAATTTCCAACGGCTGTATTGCTATTTGCAGTTGTATTAGCTTCTAAAGCCTGTGTTCCTATAGCAACACTGCCAGTTCCATCTGTGTTTGCTTCTAAAGCACTTTGACCTAAAGCTACAAGTGATGCTCCTGTAGTATTTAATTTTAATGCTCTATGACCTACCGCAACATTATTTCCACCAGTTGTGTTTGTGGTCATACACTCTTGACCCACAGCAGTATTTTGGTTTCCTGTAGTGTTGGCATCTAACGCTAAAGCACCTACAGCAACATTGTCATCTCCATCTGTGTTATTTTTTAAGGCATCTTTACCAACGGCAGTATTTAAACTTGCGGTTGTTATATTAGCTCCAGCACTTAAACCTATCAAAGTGTTATTTGACCCTGTCGTAATAGCACTTCCAGCTTCATGTCCTAAAACTGAATTGTTACCTCCACTTGTAACAGCGTCTAAAGCATTGACACCTATCGCTGTATTACTTGCTCCAGAAGTCAAAGATGTAAGTGCATTTTTACCGATAGCAGTGTTATCATTACCAGATACAGAAGCATCTAACGCATTTTCTCCAAGAGCAGTATTGTTTGAAACAGAGTTTGCACCTTTACCTATATTTACAGAGTTTATTGTTCCATCAACAGCAAACGCTGGTCCACCTGCAAGGGTAAATAAATTAATATGAGCATTATTAGAGGTATTTCTAAGCTGCATAATACTTGTATTCGTATTAGCAAAAAATTGACTTGCGTAGTTTGTAGAAGGAGCTGAAGATCCAGAGTTATTTGAAGATATTGCTAATAGTGCGTTATTTATGTCTGCTCTCACGTTGGCTCCAGTGGAGTTATCTATAACGTAATCATGTTGAGCCATTGTCTAACCTAATTTTTTATCTTAGTATATCCTAATCTAGTTTTTTTAACTACCACGTCCAAATCCTGTTGCAGCGTATTTAAAATTTCTATTTACATGATTACCGCTTGAGTTTTTGACATCTATATCAAAGCCACTACCTGTAATATTTGACAAAGCAAAGAAATCACCTAATTGTGCATCTTCTATAGTTATACCTATCGAAGGTAAAACCGAATTAGCTGCAATGCTAGTGCCTGACTGTCCTGTAAAAAAACTATTGGTAAAAGTAACAGATTTTGTAGATGTGCCAGATGCAATAAATCCACCAGCAGATGCCCCTGCATTTGTAAGACTTGTTTCAGTTCTACTTTGTAATTCTGCGGTATAACCTAATTGATCTATTTCTATTGACTGTGCTGGATCATCTGAGTCCATGTCACATCTAAATTTAAAGCCCCTTGCAACAAAAATTCCATTTACAAAGGGGTTGAAATCAGAAAACTCTGCACTAAATGTGCAGTTTCCACTTGTAGTCAATGATGTTGCAGAAGTTAAAGTAAATGTATTTGCATCAGGAATAGTTTGTATTTGATAATCACCATCAACACCTGTGCCAGAGGTGAAGTCAACATTTACAAAACTACCAGCAGAATATCCATGTGAGGACTTTGTGATTGTAATGGTTGTCCCAGATATTGCATAAGTACCAGCAGTTGAGGTATCAGGGTCAGAGTCAGTAGTGGCAACAAGTAATTTAGCCCCAACATCAAATGCAGTAGCACCATCAAAATCTGTCCATGTATCAATATTTGCTGTTCTGCTATCAATCAAATCATTAGGCAAAAAACCTTGAGAAACAATGTGTCTAGTTAGTCTTAATGGTTGTTTACCTCCTAAATCTAAAGTATTTGCAAAACTGTATGAACCTCCTGTGATATCAACAGCACCCGAAAAGTCGAAATCTGAAAGTTGGTCAACATCTGCGACAGTATCAAACAAAACTGTTGAATCTAATACAAGGCCATTAACATCATCTGAAAAGAAACAATCTACTTTTGTCCCTTGAAAAGGTGGACTATCAGAATCTTCCCTATCCGTTAAAACAGTTAATTTTGGTAATACTTCTGGAACTGTTTGAATCATTGTAATAGAAGCATCACCAGAACTCAAACGGCCTCCATCATCTCTAAATTTTAAGTGGTATGTGCCATTAACAATATTTGGCACAATCGACTCGCTGACGTTTCCAGAAAGTGCGGGCAAAACGTCAACTGAATTTGTAAAAGTTGATCCAGAGGTAAGATTAGAACTGCGGATAACTACGTTTCCACCATGCACAACGTCTACATCTGTAGATTTATCAAAACGAAGTCTTACAAATTGGTCTGATAAAGGTTCTATCCTTAAGTTTTGTACATCAGCAGGTAAAGCAGTTTTTCCTACAGTAGTAACAGTTATTGAAGTTGGCTGTGTGCTAGGTTTTCCTAAAGCATTGTAACTAAAAACTCTTATTTCATAAGATCCTAAAAGCGTCTCAAAAATTGTGAAATCTGGTCTAGAAATTTTTTCTGATATAAAGTTTTCATTTTTGAATCTATATTGAACCATATATTCAGTAACCCCAGAGACAGGTTGCCATTGAATAAATAATTTAGATACTGCACGATTATTTAAAACGACAATTTTTTCTGTGGCTTGCAAACTACTTGGTGGTAGCTTTAAAGCAGTCAGCGTTGATATAGTCCTTGATTGTAAAGTAGACCCATCTTCAACAAAACTATATTTTGAAGGATTATGAGCAACAGCCTGTATTTCGTATTCAAGCTGATTTACTTCTTTTACAGAAAAGACTCTAAAAGTTTGTAAAGATAAAGATGTATTTTCAATAACCCAAACAGAGTTTGCTTGAGGAACAGATGAAAATGCAGAAGAAACTGTGATTGTAGTTCCAGAAATAGAATCTATAGTTTTTGTTTCAAGAGTGCCGTCTGACAATATGACAGATAGTGTTGCTGAGTCAGAGGTTACTAAATCAGTATTATTAGAATCATCTACTACTATTTGAGTTGTTGATACACCTGTTTTAATCCTTCCACCTCTTCTAACCCCCGCCCTCATAGGGTCTTGCACAGATATAATTGTTCCAACTCTTACTATTGTTCCTGATTCTATTGAAGTCTTAAATGAACAAATCTCAGCCTCATTAGACTGTGTGTACAAAAACCATTTTCCAAGTCTTGCAGCTTGACCTCTTGAGGTAGTCGCAAATCCTTTTAAATTTCTTACAACAACACCATATTTAGCTTGAAGTGCAGTATCTTCTACAGTTTCATAATCTATGGATTGAGTTTCATTATCGAAATATCCAACATTAACAACAGTTGCTTTTGTTGATTTACTTGCGTTTGAATACGAGAATCCTTCTGCTGTTACATTGCTGAGATTATATATATAACTTGGATCTGTTGGTCGATCTTGAGAAATATTTATAACCCCTGCACTATAAAAAGGCATTACTCTCATTACAGAGGAAAGATCATTTATTAAAGAATATGCGTCACGCTGGGTATTTAAAACTACGTTTGTTGAGAACCTTGCCTCTGTCCCTCCAAATCCATCATCTATTTGCTCAGAGCAATAAACTGAAGCTGAATAAAAACTGTAAACATCTAACTGTGTTGAGTCTATGTGATCTCCAAAACCTTTTGATGTAGTGAGTAGGTCATACAAAACCCATGCAGGATCATTGGAATATTCTTTGTCAGTTTTAAAAGTTCCATTAAATGTACCGCTATAACTTATAGATCCATCAGCCCTGACAGTTCCATTGTGCGGTATGGAGATAAGAGTTCCCCTGACCCTATACATACGAGTAGGGACGGAAGGAAAAGTTTCAGCATCAAAGCGTAAGGCAACATGAGCCGAATTAGCATAAGGTCTTGACTCATTTATTATTTCTGTAAAAGATGACCACTGAAAGCTATCATTTAAAAATGAATCAGTGCTGTCATCAGTTGTTCTGTTAACTCTAATAGTAACTGGAAAGCTAGTGCCAGAAGGAAGATTTATTTTATAATCTCTAAAATATGTGCTTGCTGCCCTACCTTGTACAGTATCTGATATAACAGTTTGTGTAGTACCATCATTTTCTATCGTTTGAATTGTAAGAGCTACTTCAGCACCATTAATGTCTCCATTATCTTCAAATTTTTGTAGTTGCGGAAAAGCAATAGTCACTCTTACTGCATCAATATTAGTATCTGTAATTGATCTTGAAACAGGAGAATCTTTTGTAACTGTTACAGCAACAGCCGTTTCTGATTCACTTTCGGAAATGCCAGCAATAGCAGTTTGATCTGAAGTGCCAAATCTAGGCTCAAAGGTTATATTTTGAAAATTAAAATCAGTGCTATCTGGACTTGTACCAGCAGCTTGTTGTAATACTTGAGTCCCATTAAGAAATACGTCTTTAAGACTACTTGTGTTATATTCTGTTGAACCTTGTGAGCCAGTAGCAGAAGGAAATCCTGATATAACTCCTTCAGAGATCAGATCTATTAAAGTTTGAAACTGCTTTGATGCCAGTGAGTCTGCTGGCAAGTCTGGTCTAGTAATCCCTGCAAGAGCGTGTAAGGGACTTTCAAAATCACCAGCAGTTGTTAAAGATGCCGAACCCATTATGTTGCTGTTCCCTCCACTTGAACTGTATCAATACCAGAGCTAATTACAATAGATCCTGTGAATACCTGTCCGTAAATAATTGGAACTGCAACACCAGCCCGAGTGGTATTAGTGATTGAATTAAATCCAAAGTTTACCTGTACATTAGGGTCATTATCAGACAATGAATCAGCAGCGTTAAAGTTTGGTACTTGTGGAGTTGGTGCAATGATACTTGTAACTCCATCAATAAGCATTGAAGTACCGATAGCAGTTAATCCACTAGCAACCACACCACCTATAGCAGTTGCAAAAAATCCAGCAGTAGCAGCACCAGCAGCGGCACCTCCAGCAGTTAATAATCCACCTAAAACAACACCTTTTGCACCAACAGCAACTGGAATTATTTTTATATCACCATTACCTTTTATCTCTAACAAATCCTCTGTTATTTCCAAATCTCCCATCTTTACTTTATAAAGCTGATTAGTCATGTGATTTTCTACCTCTGGAAAGTTTGCAATCAAAAAAGCAAAAGCCTGTCTAGGATTATTTACAGCAACTTCAAAATGTGATTGACCTAAAAATTGTCTAAGCCTTCCATAAACTGTAAGTTTTCTAAGCTGCATATCTAAAAACTTTTTTTGTGGCTTGTATATATCTTAAATCATAAATCTCTCTACAACTCAACTGTTTTATGTTGTGATGAAAAATAGTTTGATTGCCAATATACAAAGCAACATGATTAAGTTTTTCTTCTGCTCCTTCCATTAACAAAACGTCATTTTCTTGTATATCATCTTTATTTACTTCTTTGAATCCAGATCCTGTTAATACTTTTTCAAAGTATGGATCATTTGCAAATGTTTTTAAGTTTTTTGGTCTAGGCCAAAATTTTAATTTTATTTGTTTTTTTTCTAAAAAATAATCTGTAATTAGTGACCAGCAATCATGCTTGCCCCAAATCCATGTCCTTCCGAAAAGTCCAGACTTATATCCACTAGGCTTAAAACTGTACCAATCTTTATGCTCAACGCTGTATATATAAAAAGGCAGTCCCAAATGCTCACAAGATGCTTTATCAGCATTTGATGGCAAGGCAGACCCATAAGTGTGTGAATGAACTATACCAATAAGCTCTCCTTGATCCTCACATTCAGCCCATGAGTCAGGACATATTACAAAATATTCGTCAGGTGCTTCTGATAGGTTCTCACAAGGCCAGAAAGTTTCTTTACCCTTAATAATCGCTAACAAACCGCATGACTCTTTAGGAAGGCAATCAACAGCATATTCAGCAGCTTTATCTTTCCAATTCATTTGAAAGTACCAACAGAGGGAAAATCTTTTCTTGTAACTTGTCGTTTTGGCGCACGGATATTCTCAAGATCCAAAGCAGAAACACACTCAAACTGTACAACTTCTCTATTTTCTACAATTTTTTTATCAATAAAATAAATTTCTTGTGGTAGTTCTGTAGAACTAGATGGAGTTCCAAATGGATTTTGATTTGATGGAAAGTTTGCAGCGTCTAAAAACTGAGCCATTGTTCTATGTCTGATTAATTTTGCACCCTGTAGATCGTTGAATGGAGTTGTAGCATTTGCTGTAGCCATCAATGCTGTAATAGTTCCTAAAACATTAGAAACTGTAAGTGTTGGTCTTGGTAAAGTTCCCCTGCCTACATACTCGAAACCTTCTGCTATCACTGGAAACTTTGTATAAGTATTACCCTGCCAGATAATATTTGCATTGCTGTTCATGCCAACACCAGAATGAAACCTAGTTACATCTGTTGAGCCATGCAAAGCAGTGACTAAAGTAATTGAATAAAGTTCAATAATTGATTTATTTGTTAAAGATTGAAGTTCTGCGGTAGGTATTGCCATCAGGGTTCAAAAACTTCTCTAAAAGTACAGTTTAATGTTGCTCTGTTGTTGTATGGTATTGTTTTTGTCCAAGATTGACAAACATATTTACCAGCACCAGACAAAGTTACAGAAACATTGCCACTGTTTGTACCAGATGCGGCTGCTGTAACAGTAAAGGTGTCTACTGTGGGAGTTGTTACAATAACAAAATCTCCGTCAGTCGCAGATCCAGATGTATAGTCAATAGTTACAACATCACCGATAGCAAGACCATGATTTGTAATTGTTATGGTTACTGTTGCACTGCTCGACTGTGAATAAGTCCCTGTCTGAGAGCTTCCCTCTGCTGGTGGGGTAAATGTAAAACTTGCCTGATCGTTTACTCTACTTCTTAAAAACCCTTCTATAACATCAGCCTCTGTTTCTGAAACATTGAAAGTAAGATCATATACTTTGGGATCTTGAGTTAAAGGTAAGCCAAACAAAGCTCTAAACTCATACCCATCACCGAAAGAAGTTGTCCTTATTCTTGGTGAACTTGTTTTTCTCATTCCGTAGGTCGGAGAGATACTTGGAAAAGTAGCCATTTATCTAGTTAATAAACCTCCAGCACGTTTTTCTTTGATAAGTTGAGCCTGTACAGCTTGCCCTATTACCTGTCCAAGTTGGTTTGCATCAGCAGTATTACCAGAAACAGATGAGCCAGAGGCATCTACATTAACTGTAACTATATTATTAGTCTCACCGCCACCTTTACCAATAGCACTGTTTGGAATAATATTGCCACCTTTAGAACCCATCTGCAATATTTCAGGCCCTCTCTCTCCCACAACAAAAGCACCACCAGCAGATACCCTGCCGCCTCTCTCTTTACCAAACAATCCACCTAAAAATCCACCAATCTTACCTCCTATTCCAGAAACAGCCTTTTGTATAGCAAGTTCAATAAGTTGTCTTTTGAGATTATTCAATATGCTTGAAGCTGCGTCTGCAAGAGATTTAGTACCCATAACAGCGTCAGTAAGGTTTGTAACAATACCTCTTTCTATATCCTCCCCTATTTTCATAAATTTACCCTGTAGTTCTTCTGCCTCTTTCTTTGCTTTTTTTTCAGCATCAGTAATTTGGTCAACAGAAGTTTTTATCTTTCCATTTGTGGTCACAATTTTGTTTTTAGCATCAAGTTGTTTATTGTTTTCATCGGTAATCTCTCTTTCTACACCACTAAATTCAATAACAGTATTTTTCAATTCTTCAGCTTTTTGTTTGGCACCTTTGAGAAAGTCTTTACCAAAATCTTTAATACCTTTTATTTTTATATCTATCGGTGGCAACTCGAGTCCACCTAACAATCTTTTTATAGGCTCTGGTATAAAGCTTAGTATTTTTTCAAAAGCTTGTCTGAAAAAATCAGCAATTTTTTGGGCTAGTCCTCCTATCTTTTGTCTTACACCATTTACAAACTCACTTACAGCTAAAGCTGCATTACCAATCACTCCACCGATTACTTGACCAATAAAAACAGCTCTATCTGAAGCGTCTGTTATAGCCTCTTTAATACCTATCCAACCTTGTTCTAAATTAAATAAAACATTGGTTGATTTAATCCCAAGTGCATTTCCTATAACTGATCCGATTTCACCTACAGCAGCAGTCACGGCTCTTACTGGTGCTAAAACAATTTTGAAAGCAGCCCCTAAAGCCTCTACTGTAACTGCGGCTACTTTAAGAGATTCTCTAATTATTATTCCAAACTCTGATCCTTCAGTAGTAAGATTTGTAAATGCAGTACCTAATCTTGTAAGTTGTCCTTGAATTGTATTTGATGCTGTAAAAGCAGCTTCTGCTGCAGTGCCTTGTGCGTTGGCTTGGTTCTCTAAGTTTTTATTAAAGCTTACAAGTTGGTCATTTAACAAAGGTAATATTGCTGTTCTGGCCTCTACAGATCCAAAGAATTTTGCGAGGGTTTCTTCACTAGCTCCACCCTTTGCAACAAGTTCCTCTAACACGCCTCCTAAACCTTTTGTACTCAAAGCTGTAGCACTAAAGTCAACACCTAATTCTTTTGCCGCCTTAGCTGCCTCACTGGTCGGTTTTTGTATCGAAGCGATAACTTGTCGTAGTCCAGCAAAGGTTGATTCAACAGGCACACCAGTTGCAGTGACAGTAGATATTGCAGCATTAAGTTCATCTATCCCAACTCCAGCACCAGCAGCTATAGGTGCAAGTCGACCTATCTGTTGTGCATATTGATCTACAACAATTTTACCATCATTCTGTGTTTGGATAAATCCATCTACTAACTTAGCCGCTTGATCTGAACTTAACCCATAAGCATTAAGAACAGAGGTAGTAGCATCAGCTACAGTAGCTAATTCTGAAAATCCACCAGTAGCACCTAACTGTGAAGCTTTTAATACATCTGAAAGTTCTGCCACCTCACCAAAGCCAGCAGATGCCACATCATAAGAAGCTGATAATAAATCAAGTTGAGAAACCTGACCACTAAGCTGATTAGATAAACTTGCAAGTTTTGGATTCAAAGTATCAACATCAACTCCAAGAGTTTGAACTTTCGCACTAGCAAAATCAGCAGCAGCTAGATTACCAAACGCTTTTGTAAGTCCACCAATTACAGCACCAATACCAATTAATGGACCCAAAAGTGGTGCAGCCGCAGCAGTTAAAGCACCAAAACCCCCAGCCGCTGCTTTAGCTCCTGTACCTGTAGCCGCTAACCCTGCTGGTAATACCTTTAAACTTCCAGTTGTTGCTTTTAGCTTTCCGCTTGTACCGCTTATAGTTGTATTAAACTTCTTAGCCTGTCCATCAACATTCTTTAAAGCTGTGACAGCTTGTGTGGCATTAACTCTTAGTTCTACATTAGAAACTGCCACGACTAAACAATAACTCCTTTAACTATATCTTGATTTGCGTTTAGCTGCATCTGCCTCTTTTTTTTCTCTATCATACTTTAATTCATAATATCCAGCAAAAAATATCAACTCCTCTTCTGTGAGTTGTGATCTTAGTTCACTTACTGTCTTACCTAGTTCTGTTGCAAGGAAAAACTCAAAATTTAACCAGTTATCCCCCTTTAAGATTCCTTTACGTTATCAATATTGGCATTCTGATTTACACCAAATAAAAACAGTTCAATCTCATTTAATACATTTTCTGGTAACTCATTTTGCAAGTTAGCAAAATCTGCTGGGTGGAAAGCTTTTGTACCATCTTCTTTTTCTGCCAACTGACAAAGCATATGTGTAGAAACAACTAAAGGATCATCACTACCAGCCCTTTGCGTTGCTCTGGCTCTGTCAGCCCTTGTAATGGCCTTAAAATATAAACTGACCACAACATTACCATTATCATCTGTAACGTCAAATTTGCGCCTTTTAGAGAGGTCAAACGACTCCTTTAAAAGATCAAGGGTTCTTTTTTCTGCCATAAATTAAGTGCGAGATAATCTTAATTTACTATATGTCTGAAGTTATTGCACCAGTTGTTATAAAGGAAATGTTTATTAACTGTGTTTCTCCAAGTGTTGCACCATACTCAGCGCTGGTGATGATTCCAGAGAAGGCTAACTTTTTAGAACTAGCTGAACTATCAGGGAACAATTCAAACAATGCGTCTCCAGCATCTCCAGTTGTTAAAATATCTTCAACAAATGCTAAGTAATCTGAGTTACCAGCATTGTCATAAATTAATTCTGCTGATCCTTCACCAGAAATAAGACCACCAACAAAAGTCTTTGATGTGTTTCCTTGAACTGTAGTTTCTAAAGTATCTTTTGAAACACTTAATGACCATGATCTAGTTCCAGCAATGTCGGCCTCTGTGCCTCCTGCATTATGGAACATGATCTTACCTACATCGCCTCTAATAGCTGCCATGACAAAAAAAAGAAAGATTTACAAATATATTAACTCTTTTCGGAGTTTTTTACATCTTTTTTAGAATTTTGTTGACTCTCCATATATCTTTTACAGTTTGGATCCCAATATTGTGGGTCTCTTACACCTTTTACAGCTTCGATAGCGTCTAGCATTTCGTCTGTAATAACAAGTTTTGCCATGTTTAAAGATCCTCGTAAATTGTAAATGTTATTCTGATTTGTGTTTGAAACTTACCTTGTGGACTAGATGTAAGTATTTCTGGTCCAATAGGTGCATCAAAAATAACACTTGATACTGTAATTCTATTGTATAAGTCCCTAAGTCTTTTGCAAATTGTAAGATTTGACCCTGCGCCTAGTCCCTCCTCTGTAAAAACATTAAGTAAAACTAAGCCATTAATTAAATTATCAGAATCAGATGTACCACCCTGAGTAATATAAGAGTTTTCACCAAAGCTTGTAATGCACTGTACAAAGGTATCTTCAGCAGTAGAGTCAAACGTCATATTGTTAAAAACAACAGGAATGGCGGGGCTGCTGGCTAGCTCTGTTGCCAATCTGGCCTCTATAGTTGATCGAACTGTGTTTAAATCTGTAGCCGCCATTAAATCTTACCTTTGATTTTATTGTATTCTCCGTCAGCCCAAGTTTGTAATTCTTTTGCAATTAGTTCTGGAAAGCCAGCCTGTGTATTCTGTCTTGTTCTATAAATTTCGCCCCAAGATGGTGGTAAATTTTCTCCGAAACAAACTGGCTCTGCATAAGGCAAGTTGTTTGATACAGTACCGCTGA